AATTCGTGAAGGTGAAAGAAAATTAATATTTAAAAGGAGTGTATAATGGCATTACTTAGTTTAATAGGACCTGCTACAAAGTTGATTGGAAAGTTCGTTAAAGACAAAGACTTACAACAGAAATTGAGCCATGACATAGCCACCATGGCAGAGAAACATGCCCAACAACTTGCCCTTCAACAAATAGAAGTTAACAAAGCAGAAGCTAAAGGTAATTGGTTTCAATCATCGTGGAGACCCCTTATTGGCTGGATTTGTGGACTATCCCTTGCTATCAACTATATGGTCTCACCGATTATGGCAGGTTTTGGTGTTGTAATTCCACAGGCTGACATGACGGTCATGATGCCGCTTTTATTCGGAATGCTAGGAATTTCAGGATTACGCAGCTTTGACAAGTACAAAAAAACAGATACAAAAAATGATTAAACGTATACATATTAACCAACATAAAATAAGAAGTAATAAAAAAAACAATACTGATGAACCAGTTATTACTGTTAAAACTTCTAAAAATAATTACTACGTTGATGAAGTAGAAGTAAAAGGTTCTTGTAAAGTTGTATACAAACCACATAACCCTTTGTCATGTGGAGCTAAAGTGTGGATTGAAACAACAGATGAAGTCATTATGAAAAACGATGATTTTTTAACTAAGGTTTTATGATACCTTTTCCTAAAAAGAAATATAACATTATCTATGCAGATCCACCTTGGTCTTTTGAAACTTACTCAGATAAAGGTAAAGAAAAAAGTGCTGACAAGCATTACGAATGTCAGGACATAGAGTGGATTAAAAACTTACCAGTAAAAGACATAACTGATGATAATTGTGTATTATTTATGTGGGTTACGTTTCCTACATTACATCAATGTTTTGATGTTATTAAAAGTTGGGGTTTTAAATATTCTACTTGTGGTTTTGTCTGGGTGAAATCAAACAAGAAATATAATAAGAATCAATTGAGTTTTGTTGAAGAAGAAAAGTTTGATGCTTTTTGGGGTTTAGGGTATTGGACACGATCTAATGCAGAAATTTGTTTGATTGCAAAAAAAGGGACAATAGAGAGACAGTCTAGAGGAGTACATCAAATTGTATATGAGCCAATAGATAAACATTCAAAAAAACCAGATTGTGTTAAAGAAAAAATTGTGCAATTATGTGGAGACCTTCCAAGAATAGAATTGTTTGCAAGACAAAAAACAAAAGATTGGGATGTTTGGGGGAATGAAGTATGTATGATATAGATACTATTATGGCAATAAAAGATTTAGTAAAAAAAGAAATGGAAGTAGTTAAAGAAAATATTGTTTACAGTATAGACACACAAGAATCATTACAGTATGCTAGAGGAAAGCTCAACGCATTTGATGCGTTGCTACAGGAACTTAAAAACCTGCAAAAAAGAGAGGACTTATGAAACTAATCACGCCTAGAAAGTACAATACACCTGACAAAGGTGGTTCCGTTCCAAAAGGCAAGGAACAAACAAAAGAATATTTAGAATTAATACCTAATCCAGTTGGTTACAGATTACTTGTGAGACCATACTCAGGAAATAAAAAAACAGACGGTGGTATTATACTGTCTGATCAAACAAAAGAAACTATTGAAATGACAACTGTAGTTGGTTTAGTCATTAAGATGGGTGACTTATGTTATCAAGATAAAGATAGATTTCCAAATGGAGCTTGGTGTAAAGAAGGACAATTTGTTATATATGGTAGATATGCTGGTAGCAGATTTAAAACTAAATTTGGAGAACATAGAATATTAAACGATGATGAAATTATTGGTACGATTAGAAAACCAGAAGACATCCTCGCACTATTTTAAGGAGATAGTATGCCACAAGAACAATTAAAACTTAATAGAGAAGATGATCCAATTTCTGTTGGAGAAGACGCACAAGAAGAAAAAGAGATAAATGTAGAGCAAGTTCAAGAAGAAGAGAAAGTAAAATTAGAAGAAGTTGATTTAGGTTACACTGATCCTAATAAAAAAGAAACTGAATCAAAAGTTGTAGAGAAAAAAGAACCTAAAAAACCTTCTGACCTTAATGAGATATCTACTAGTGTGCAACGAAGGATAGATCAACTTACAAAAAGGTATAGAGAAGCTGAAAGAAGAGAAAAAGCTGCACTTGATTATGCTAAAGGTTTACAAAACAAATATACAAATGCTGAGAAAACTCTTAACACTGTAGATAATAACTATCTTAAAGAATTTGATGCTAGAATAGATGCTCAAAGAGAACAAGTTAAAAGTAATTTAAAAAGTGCAATAGAAACAAACGATGCTGATAAAATTACTGAAGCTAATGACTTATTAGCTAGATTATCTGTAGAAAAAGAAAAAGCAAGAATACTACAAGATAAAAAGAAAGAAGAATTAGAGGAAAGAAAAAACAAACCTCAAGAACAAAAAGAAGTAGAACAACCACAAGCAATACAAAAAGAACAACCTCTAAGAAAGGAACCTTCCTCAAAAGCTGTAGGTTGGGCAGATAAAAATACATGGTTTGGTAAAGATAAAGTTCTTACCAATGCTGCTTATGGAATTCATGAAGATTTAGTCACACAAGGGTTTGACCCAGAGAGTGATGACTATTATAATGAAATAGATTTCAAAATGAGGGAATACTTTCCCAATAAGTTTGAGAAAGAAAAACGACCTCCTCAGACGGTTGCTTCGGCAGGTAGAAAACAAGAAGGTCGCAGAACTGTGAAACTCACTCGGTCACAGGTAGCAATTGCTAAAAAACTAGGAGTGCCTTTGGAAGAATACGCCAAACACGTTAAATAGGAGTCTTTATGGACAATATTAATAGAAGCTCACGAACATCCACAGTGAGAGATACAAGAAAAAAACAATGGATGCCACCATCAAGTTTAGATGCACCCCCAGCTCCAAAAGGGTATAAACATCGTTGGATAAGAACTGAAACTAGGGGACAAGATGATACAGGTAATGTATCTAAGAAACTTAGAGAAGGTTGGGAATTTGTTAGGGCTGAAGAGATTAAAAACCAAATCGGTCAGAATGATTACCCAGTTATAAACGATGGAAAATACCAAGGTTTAATAGGAGTCGGTGGTCTCGTTTTAGCGAGAATCCCAGAAGAAATGATTGAACAACGCAAAGAATACTTTAAAAATAAGACCAAAGGTCAAATTGAAGCCGTTGATAATGACATTCTAAGGGAACAACGACCAGAGATGCCTATCAATGTAGATAGACAATCTCGTGTAACTTTTGGTGGTAATCGTAAGTCCTAGACTAACAATTCCACTTTTTTGTAATAATGCTTAAAATCTATAGGAGATAACATGGCAAACGTAAGTGAAAAATTTGGTCTCAGACCATACAAGACACTAGGTGGGCACTCATGGAATAACCAACAAAGTAGATACACAATTGCAAGTGGATATGGCACAGCTATTTTCCAAGGGGATTTAGTAATACCTGTAACTGCTGGTAATATCGAAAGACATACAGCTGGAAACGCAACTCCAATTGTTGGTGTATTTAACGGTTGTTTTTATACAGACCCAACTACAAAGAAACCTACATTTAGTAATTACTATCCTGGTAGCATAGCTGCTAGTGATATTGTTGCTAATGTAATAGATGATCCACAAACTTTATTTTTAATTGATGCTGATGCTGCTTTAACAAGAGCTGGTTTGTTTACAAATTATTCAGTTCTTAACGTAACTGGTAATACAGCTACTGGAATTTCAAAAGTTCAATTAGATGTAAGTGAAGTTAGCACATCTTTCAGTTATGCATTACAAGCAGTTGATATTTGTCAAGATCCAAATAACGATGATACTGGTAGTGCAAACGGAAATATTGTGGTTCGTATTAATAACCATTTTTATCAGCGAAATAATGCCGCTGATACTGGCGTATAGGAGGTAAACTATGGCAATATCTAGAAGTCAACTAGTCAAAGAATTAGAGCCTGGTTTAAATGCTCTCTTTGGTCTAGAATATAATAAGTACGAAAACGAACATGCAGAAATCTTTCAGAGTGAATCATCTGACAGAGCTTTTGAAGAAGAAGTAATGCTTTCTGGTTTCGGATCTGCTCCAGTAAAAAATGAAGGTGCTAATGTCACATTTGACCAAGCAACTGAATCTTTTACAGCAAGATACACACACGAAACTATTGCAATGGCATTTGCTATTACTGAAGAAGCGATTGAAGATAATCTTTATGATAGATTAGCATCAAGATACACAAGAGCTTTAGCAAGAAGTATGGCTAATACAAAGCAAGTAAAAGCTGCTAATGTATTAAACAATGCTTTTAATGCTAGTTTTACTGGTGGCGATGGTGTTGAACTTTGTTCAAGACTACACCCACTTGCTAATGGAGGTGTTTTAGCTAATGAACTAGCAACAGCATCTGATTTAAGTGAAACTGCTCTTGAGCAATCATTGATTGACATTGCTGCTTTTGTTGATGAAAGAGGATTAAAAATTGCTCTTCAAGGTGTAAAGTTGATAATTCCTAAAGAATTACAGTTTACAGCTGATAGAATATTAAATACTCCTCAAAGAGTTGGTACAGCAGATAATGATATCAACGCTATGGCTAACATGGGAATGATCCCACAAGGTTATAGAGTTAATCATTATTTAACTGACACTGATGCTTTCTTCATTATGACTGATGCTCCTAACGGAATGAAACAATTTGTTAGAAGTCCAATCAAGACAGCTATTGAAGGTGACTTTGATACTGGTAATGTAAGATTTAAGGCAAGAGAAAGATATTCATTTGGATTCTCCGATCCTAGAGGAATTTTCGGCTCACCTGGTGCAGCTTAAAAAGTCTCTTTGAATAAACTAAAAAAAGGAGCTTTAGGGCTCCTTTTTTTTTGGTGATTCGTTACTTTACATTAATTAATAATTTATAAAAATGCTGGTTTTCTGACGTTTGTGACCTATAGTTTGTATGTCACATCACGATGTGCTATATTTTAATTATAAAACAAAGGAGAAACAAATGACTAAATATAAAATATACCAACCAAGAGTAAACAGAGACCAAGTATCATCAGAGATTGATAAAGCATGGCAAGAAGTTGTATTTCAACATGGTTTAAGTGTTGAAGAATTAGAACTTAATTTAAATAAACTTACTGAAAATTTTTATAAGCATAGTGGTAGCATTAATGCTAATAATTTAGATGAAGTTTTTCACATTGGTAATACAGATAGAAATAAAGTAGAAACTACTGACGTTCCTTTTTACAGTGTGAGTGTTGGCGATTTGATTTTAGATACTGAAACTCTTGAAACAAATATTGTTGCACCTTTTGGTTTTACTTCAGTAAATGTTAAGGAGATTGCATAATGAAAATAAAAGGAGCAATGGGAGTTTTAAAAAGAGATATGGAATTTTTAGGTTTTAAAAGTTATGAAGCACAAATGGCTTGGATTGATAAACATACTTTAGGAGCTACTAATAGAACAACTACAGAAGCTATAGAAATCTTTAGACGTCATTACAAAGGTTATTATGTTTATAAGAATTTGATAATAAAGTGGGGAAAGGAAGATGAGCCTAAAGGTGTAAAAATAACACATGACTTTGGAGAACGTAAAGGTAATTAAAAAAAAACCTAATAAACTAAATCAAAAGAGGACTTACATAGTCCTCTTTTTTTTTGTATACTGTTAAGTACCAAGAATTATATAACTGGTATAGACAGGCTTGGCTGACACCCTAGAGGACTATATCATTGAACTAGGAGATAAAGATGGCGAATACAACTTTTTCAGGACCAGTCCGTTCCGAAAACGGATTTGAGACTGTTTTAAAAAATGCAACTACTGGTGCAATAACAATTACCAGTGGAAACAAAATGGCAAATGAAGCTGTTGCAGGTGCTGGTATTGAAGGCACAGCTGGAGTTTATGTTACACAAGTAGAAAGACTTAAAAGCGATACAACTACTGGTGTTAATATAGTTAAAACAACTATTATGATTGACCTTACTGGTTTGAATTGTGGTGGTACAGCAGGAGATATTATTGGTGCTGATGGAGCAGGAGTTGCTTACATCGGAAGAGTAACAACTGCAAACCAAGGTGTTGTTTTTGGTGTAACTATGGAGTCTTTTGAACTTCCAGCAGGTGGTGATCCAGATATTGATTTACATTCAGCAACTGAAGGAACTGGTGTAGAAGACACAGCAATTGGTGATTTAACAGAAACTTTAATTATAAATGGTGGTGATCAGACTGCTGGTGTAAGAACTGCTGGTGGTGAAATTGCTGCTGACCAATATTTGTATCTAACATGTGGAACCTCAACAGCAGGAACTTACACAGCTGGTAGATTAGTTATCACAATACTTGGCTACGATGTAGCTAGTTAATAGGAGAAAATTATGAACTCAGATATAGGTGCAAAAACTCTAACTAGTACTGGTAGTATTCAGTCTGGTAGAACAAGATTGCTATCTATTTATTATGTTGGTCATGCTTCAGCTGGAAGTTTAACTTTTAAAGACGGTGGTGGAAGTGGTACACAAAAACTTGTTATCGCAACTCCTGC